AAGTCGGTGAGTCCTGCGGCGTCGGCCTCCTCCACCCAGTCCCACCACAGCGCGTGGATGGCTTCGCGCACGGCCGCATCAGTCACCATGCTCTGCGGCTTGATGCCGGTGCCGATGGCGTTGGCGACGAACGCCTCGATGCCCGCGGCCGCCCAGGCGTTGCGCCGGGCGAGATCGCGGCTCTTGGCGCGCAGCTCGCCCTGGGTGGAGGCGAGCGCCGCGACCGCCCCGGGGTTGCCGACCTGCCAGGCCACGGCCCTGCGGCCGCCGCCCACGCCGTCGTAGGTGGGGCTGGTGCCGAGCAGCCGGCGCTTGAGGGTGCTGAGCCAGCTTGCTGGCGTTTGTGAGGTGCGCCAACCCATCACGTCCCCTTGGTCGTGTGAAGGCGGATCTGCCGCGGCGCGCCGGGCCACAGCCCCGTGGCCACGGCCTGCTCGAAGAGGTCACGTTTCACGGCGGCGATGGCGGCCTGCAGCTCCTCCACGCTGCGGTACTCGACCGTCTTGTCGCCGAAGCTCACGCGCTTCTCGCCCTTGGCGAGTGCGGCTTGCAGGGCCTCGAGGTCGGCTTGGGTGTAGGCCATCAGCGGTAGACCACGAGGTCGATCTCGGGGGAGTCGGCGAAGGACGCCGCGGTGGTCGCGCAGCCCACATCGACGTGCGTCGGTGTCTTCTCGTCGGCGGTCGAGCGCACGATCAGCAGCCGCTGCGTGCCCGTGTTGGTGTTGCTGCGTGCGACGCCCACCCAGCAGTAGTTCGCGTCCGGCAGCGGGCTGGCGAAGCTCACGCGGTAGCGCCCTGAGGCGAGCCGCGTGACCGAGGCGACGTTGTGCGCGGCCCGCACGACGATCTGGTTGCCGACATGGCCAAAGCACACCCAGGCACGGGCCAGCCCCGGATGGCTGACATCGATCTTGGTCTTGACCTCCAGGCCGATGCGGCCGGCCAAGGCGCCGATGCGCGAGGCCAGGCTCATCAGACCAGGGCCCCTTCGAAGATCGCGACGAAGTCGGTGTCGGTGTCGCCCACCTCGGCGGCGGCCACGGCGCCGATGTTGCTGCGCGCCTGGGCTTGCTCGGCTGCGGTGAGGGTCTGCGCGGCGTCGAAGCGCACGCGGTGGTTCACCGCAGCGAGCAAGGCGTCCAGGCCGCTGGTGCCATCCTGCAGCAGCTGCTGGATCTCCAGCAGCGTGTCGTAGGCGGCATCGGCCCCGCCCAGGATCTCGGCCTTGAGCGTGTTGAGCAGCGTGACGATCTTGCTCGACGAGTAGGTGCTGGTGGTGGCGACCTGGGTGTCGTCGATCGCACCCGAGGCCACCACCGCGGCCTTCAGCTCGTTGATGGCCGCCACCAGGCTCGACTTGTCGGTGGTGGTGAGGTTGGCGAGATTCCCGGCCTTCGCGCGGACGTCGTTGAACTCCTGCGCGACGCGGAGGACGAGGCTTTCGATGCGGGTGGCCAGGGACATGGGTTCTCCTTCGGGGTTCGGGACGGCCGGCGGGGATCAGCGCAGCCAGGGGCTGCGGATGACACGCCGGCCGGGGTGGCGGGTTGCAGAAACACCAAGGCCACCTCGATGGGTGGCCTCGGGAAGTCGTTCGATGGGCATTTCGTTCGACGGCATGGACTCGCCGGGCGGCGGCAGCCCCAGTTGCCGCTCCAGTTCGCGCCAGTGGCGTTCCTCGAAACGATCCAGCCCCGCGGCACTGGCCGCGGCGCGGGCGTAGACGTAGCAATCGAGGGCCTCGTTGCGCTCGCGCATCTTCTGCCACTCGCGCACCGCAAAGCCGTGGCGGTCGCGCCGGGTGACGAGCTGCTCGGCACACAGTTGCTGCAGGAACTCGGCGTCGATCTTCGGCAGGTGCACGTAGCCGGCGGGGTAGGCCGGCCTCACGCCGTCCTCGGCCACCTCGGGGGCGAGGCGCAGGTGGTCGTAGAGCTCGCGCTTGGCGATGCCCACCGCCACCGAGAACACCTTCACGCCCCGGCGCAGCCGCTTGCCGCCCTGGGTCACGTCGACCGCGGTGGGAGTGCCGATCAGCGCCACCCCTTTGGGCGCGCCCTTGACCGCCATCACCCGGCCGTCACGCACCCGGCGCACGAAGGCGTAGGCCTCCTGCGTCGCAAAGCCGGTGTCCACCGCCAAGCGGGCCAGCGGCAGCGGCGCGCCGCTCTCGTGCGTCCAGGTCTCGGCGAGCAGGTCGGCCAGCCGCTGCCAGACCGCTTCGCGCGCCGTGTCCCCCATCAGCACCCGGTGCTCGACGAGCCAGCATTCCTTGCCGCGCCCGAAGGCCCACACCGACACCTCGATGCGGTCCTTCTGCACGTCGGCGCCGGCGGTGAGCAAGAGCCCTCCGGCGGGGACGGTGCCGATCGGGTACTCCTCGCGCCGCTCCAGCAGGCGCTGCCAGTCCGGCGCCTCGCCCTCCTCGACCCAGGTCTCGCCGAGCTCGTTGTTCTTGAAGGTCTTGATCATCGCCACCGATCGGCCTTCGGCGCGGGTGGCCTTCTCCCAGGACTCCGCGATCTCGCGCCAGCGGCGCCAGGGGCTGTAGAGCGAGGACAGGTGGAAGCCCGCGGTGCGGCTCTCGGCCTGCGCCTGCCACTGGCCGAGTTCGAGCATGCGCGGCTTGTGGTGCTCGGCGATGGGTTCCTCGCAGGCCTCGCACACGTAGGCCGCGTCTTGCGGCCGCCCGGGCTCCCAGCGCAGCTGCTCGAAGCGCAGCCACTGGCGGTGCGCGCAATGCGGGCAGGGCACGAAGTAGCGGCGCTGATCGGACGCCTCGTACTCGCGCTCGATGATCGAGGCCCCGGCGATGGTCGGGGTGGAGACCAGCAGGATCTTGCGCCGGGCAAACGTCCGCGTGCGGGCTTCCGAGAGAATGATCGCATCGCCCTCGCCATCGACGTCCAGCGGGTAGGCGTCCACCTCGTCGAGGAAGAGATAGCGCACCGGCATCGAGCGCAGGCCCACGGCCGAGTTGGCCCCGGTCATCACCAGCACCCCGCCGCGAAACTCCTTCATCAGCACGGTGTTGCCCGAGTCGCGGCTTCGCGCCGGCGCGATGATCTCGCGCAGCACCGGCGACTCCTCGACCAAGGGGTCGATGCGGTGCTTGGAGTTGCGCTGTGCCATCTCGGTGGTGGGCCAGACGATCATCATCGGCCCCGGCGCGTGGTGGATCGCGTAGCCGACCCAGTTCAGGCCGAGTTCCGTGCCGCCCACCTGGGCACCCTTCATGAACACCACCCGCTCGATCGGCGAGGTGGGCGAGAGGCAGTCCATGATCTCGCGCAGGTACGGCGTGCGCGCGGTGCGCCAGCGCCCCGGCTCGGCCGACTCCTTGGTCGAGAGGAGCCGGTAGCGATCCGCCCACGCGGAGACGGTCAGCAGCGGGTCGGGCGTGAGTCCCTCGCGCCAGGCGCGCTCGATCTCGGCCGCGCCCTCGTAGTCGTCCCTCATGCGTCGATCCTCGGGGCGATCTCGCCGAGTTCGGCCAGGTGCTCGCGTACCGCGGCGTCGAGCGCCACGTGCAGCGCGTGCTCGTCGAGGCCGAACCGGGCGGCCAGCATCGGCGCGGCGCGACCCGGCCAGTTCAGCCACGCATCGCGCTCGGCGCGCGCGAGCTTGAAGACGTGGGCGATCGCCCGCGCCCGGTCGACGAGTTCGTCCTTCTTCTCGGCCAGTTCCACCTGCCGGATCTTGGCCTTGAGCACCTCGTTGACGGTGCGCGCCTGCAGCAAGGTGGCGCCGCCCGTGCCCAGCCCCGCGGGCAGGCTCGCGGCACCCTCCTCGGGCGCGCGGGCGCGGGGCGAGGCCTTCGGAGGGGCGGCGGTGCGCGGAGAGACGGTGTTCTTCGCCCACTGCGCATCGGCCTGCTCGGGGTCGATGGTGCCGTCGGGCAGGGGCGTGATGCGCCCGGTGTCGATCGCCTTCTTGACCGCCACGTGCGACACGCCCCGGTGACGCGCGTAGGCGCGGATCGAAAGGCCCATGGGGATTTCAGCTTTCTTGCAAAGGAGGCTTGGCTTCTTCTCGGAACAGCGCGTTCATCACCTCACCCGATCAACCACCGCGAAGGAGCAGCCCATGGGCACCACCCCACTGACCCCGACCCAGCACGCGATCCTGGCCCACGCCCTCGAACACACCGGCGGCAGGATCGAATGGTTCCCCGACCACATCAAAGGCGGCGCGCGCCAGAAGGTGCTGGAAGGCCTCGCCAACCGCGCCCTGATCGCCCGCCAAGGAGACGGCTGGGTCGTCGCTGACGAGGGCTACGGCGCGATGGGGCGCGAGCGCCCCGCGCCGGCACCGGCGGCCGTCGAGGACGACCCCGAGATCGAGGCGGCGGTGACGGCCGCCGAAGCCGGGTGGTCCCAGGACAAGGCTGCGCGCACGCGCCCGCGCACCCGCGAAAACGAGCGCAGCGAAGTTTCGCGAGGCGAAGCCGAGAGGGTGCGCAGCACCCGGCAGAACAGCAAGCAGGCCCGGGTCATCGCGATGCTCCGCCGCCCCGAGGGCGCCACCATTCGCCAGATCGTCGAGGCCACCGGCTGGCAGCCCCACACGGTGCGCGGCACCTTCGCCGGGGCGCTGAAGAAGAAGCTGGGCCTGACGATCGTCTCCGAGAAGGTACCGGGCGGCGAGCGCATCTACCGGCTCGCCTGAGTCGCGATGGGGCAGCGCATCCCGCATGGGATGCCGTAGCTGACGGCTTCGTGATTCACTGCGCGATCGCAGAGGCGGCGCTCGCCGCCTCATCGAAGGCCACGCCGTCCGCCTCGCGGGTGGCCTGCCGGGCCGTCCACTCCTGCCATCGCCGCACGATCACGTCGACGTACTTCGGATCGAGCTCGATCAGCCGCGCCACGCGCCCCGACTTCTCGGCGGCGATCAGCGTGGTGCCCGAGCCGCCGAAGGGGTCGAGCACCACGTCGCCCGGGCGGCTGGAGTTGCGGATCGCACGCTCGACCAGTTCGACCGGCTTCATCGTCGGGTGCAGGTCGTTCTTCTGCGGCTTGTTGAAGTGCCACACGTCGCCTTGGTCGCGGTCGCCGCACCAGTGGCGAGTCGCCCCCTCCGGCCAGCCGTAGAGGATCGGCTCGTACTGACGCTGGTAGTCCGAGCGGCCCAGCGTGAAGGTGTTCTTGGCCCAGATGATGAACGTCGACCAGTGGCCCCCGGCGGCGCGGAAGGCCGCCTGCAGGGTGTCGAGCTCGCTGGAGGACATGGCCACGTAGATCGCGCCCTGGGTGTGGGCGATCAAGAGCGTCAGCGCATCCCGCAGGAAGTCGTGGAACCCGTCGCCCAGCGCATCGTTGAGGATCGGGCGGTGCCTGCCGCGCAGCTTGTCCTTCGCGCTGTTGGCGTAGTCGACGTTGTAGGGCGGATCGGTGAAGACCATGTCCGCCCGCTCGCCGTCCGGGAACAGGCTGGCGTAGGCCTCGGCCGTGGTCGCGTCCCCGCACACCAGCCGATGGGGGCCGAGCAACCACACGTCGCCGGGCCGAGACACCGGCGCTTCGGGGGTCTCGGGCACCGCATCGTCGTCGGTCTGGCCGATGTGCTCGGGTTCGTCCCCCGCCAGCAGATCGGCCAGCGCGTCGGCGTCGAACCCGGTCAGGTCCAGATCGAAGCCCTCGGCCTGCAGGTCTTGCAGTTCGAGGCGCAAGAGTTCCTCGTCCCAACCCGCGGCCTCGGCGATGCGGTTGTCGGCTACACCCAACGCCCGGCGCTGGGTGGGCGTCAGATGATCGAGCACGACCACCGGCACGGTGGAAAGGCCCAGCCTCTGCGCGGCGGCGAGCCGACCGTGCCCGGCGACGATCACGCCATCGGCCCCGGCCAGGATCGGGTTGGTGAAGCCGAACTCGGCGATGCTGGCGGCGATGCTCGCGATCTGGGCGTCCGAGTGCGTGCGGGCGTTGCGCGCGTAGGGCACGAGCTTGGTCGTCGGCCAGTGCTCGATTCTCTCGGCGATCCACGAGGCGGTCATGCCGGCACCTCCGCCTCGCGCTCGGTCGCCACCTCGCCGAAGGTCCGGCCGCTGCCCTCCAGCACCGGCACGCGGTCCGGGTGGTGCTGCATCCAGCGGCGCAGGGCCACGTCCACGTACTCGGGGGCGAGTTCGACCGCGCGCACCCGGCGACCCGTGAGTTCTCCGGCGAGGATCGTGGTGCCCGAGCCTGCAAACGGCTCCAGGACGATCTCGCCCGCGTCGGTGTAGGCCTCGATGAAGAACTGGGGCAACCCCACCGGGAACACCGCCGGATGGTCGATACCCTCACCGATGCGGCCGCGCTGGCGCGTCACCTCGATGACCGAGTCCGGGATGCGGAAGTCCTGCGTCGGCAGCCCGGCGTGGCACCAGGCGCCGACCGTGCCGTCCTTGCCGCGCATCGCGGTGGACGAACCGTCGGCGCGCAGGTGGGTTTCCTGTCCGGCCCACTTGCAGGGCACGATCTTGTTCGGCTTGCGCGCCTGGCGGTTGAAGTGGAAGACGAACTCGTGCCGGGGCGCCAGCCGCCCGGCCCAGTCGCCGGGCACGGTCACCGCCTGGTCCCACACGTACCAGCCGAAGCGCCGAAAGCCCTGCGTGCGCATCCATGCGATCCAGCCGTCCCAGTACGGCTGCCACTCGCCGTCGCGGTGCACCAGTCCCAGGTTGACCAGCACCTGCGCGTCCTCGCGCAAGGCCGTTTGAGCCGCGCCGAACACGCCCTGCATCAGGGCATCCCAGTCTTTGATCCCGCCGGTGGTGTAGTCGCGCTGGTTGGCATACGGCGGGCTGGTGAAGACCAGGTGCGCCCGGTCGCCGGCCATCAGGCGCTGCATGGCTTTGTGGTCGGAGGCATCGGCGCACAGCAGCCGATGCTCGCCCATCCACCACAGATCGCCCGGCCGGGTGACCGGGACCGCGGGCGGGGTGGGGAGGTCTTCCTCGGCCGCGTCCTCGTCGGCGCCGGCCTCCTCGGTCGTGGCCTCCCTCCCGAGCGCTGCCAGCCAGCGCCCGATCTCGCCCTCGTCGAAGCCGGTGAGCCTCAGGTCGTAGCCGCTTTCGGCGAGTTCGGCCAGTTCCAGCGCGAGCATCTCCTCGTCCCAGCCGGCTTCCAGTGCCAGCCGGTTGTCGGCCAGCACCAGCGCGCGCTTCTGCGCCGGGGTCAGGTGCGCGAGTTCGATGACCGGCACCTTCTCGAGCCCGAGTCGGCGCGCCGCCGCCAGACGCCCGTGGCCGGCGATGATGCCGTTTGCGCCATCGACCAGGATCGGATTGGTCCAGCCGAACTCGACGATGGAGGCGGCGATCTTGGCGATTTGCGCCTCGGAATGCGTGCGCGGGTTGCGGGCGTAGGGGATCAGCGTGGCGAGGTCGCGGTACTCGACGTGAAGGCCTTCGCGCATGGGCAAACGAAACCCGCCGCGAGCGCCGAGGCCCGGGGCGGGTGGAGTGGATTCGGTGGGCGGTGGTAACGGGTAGCGGCCGGTGGCCCGGGTGGTAACCGGTAACCCGGTAACCTCGATTCGCGGTCAGACGCTAGGCAAGCGCCGCGCTCGCGCCCCCCGCATGGCGCTTGGGCCAGGAAGGACCCGTCGATGCTCGGGCGGCTTCGTCGGGCGTCACCGCTGTCCAGAAGTTAGCCGAAATCCTACCCCCGAAACGGCGGATCTGTTGCAGCGGCCAAACCCGCGTTTGCCCGCGGGCGTGCGCGGATGCACGATCTCACCCGCCAAATCACGCCAAAACACGCGGACGGGAAGCGTTTGGCGAGGACGTGCGGTCGCGCTTGGCTGCCAGGCGCAGCGCGTCGTACTGGCGCATCATGCGCGCGTCGATGAAGCCCAGGCGATGCAGGTCACGCGCCGTCTCATGGACGGCGTCGAGGACCCGGTCGTTGCGCTTCTTCATGGCCATTCGAGGCGCCTACTCGGCCGATGTCAGCCACCAAACTGGGCGCCGATATCGCGTGCGCCGTGCAGGACGCGCACGATGCTCACTTCATCGTCGGACGCGCAGAAGAAGATCACGTAGTTGCCGTGGGCGCAGGACCGAATGCCTTCGCCGAGCTCGGGGCGCAGCCGGTACGCCTGGGGCGCCGCGGCGATCTTCCCGCATTGCATGCGAAGTTCTGCCATGAAGCTGACGGCTCGGCCCGGATTGTCCTGGGCGATGTAGTCGCCGATTTCCTCGATGTCGCTTGCGGCCAGCGGGGTGATGACGAGCCGGGTCATTTCGTCCGGCGCTTCGCCTGATCCCGGTACTTCGTCTCCAGTCGGTCAAAGACCTCTTCGGCCGGCTGCTCCGGACCACTGGATCGGCCGGCCGTGATGGCCGCGCGCAGTTCTTCCAGCTGCAGGGCGTGACGCTGGGCTTGCTCTTCCAGCAAGCGCAGTCCGGCGCGAACCACCTCGCTGGCGTTGTTGTAGCGACCGGAGGCGACCTGCTCCTTGATGAACGCCTCGAAATGGGGGCTGAGGGCGACACTCGTCGGCATGGGATTGTATCCTAACAGTTAATAACTGTTATTGGATTCCTACAGCCCCGTCTTGTCAAGCGAACGGCTGGACAGGCGGTCCGCTTCTCGCTTGCCGTTGAGCGTGTCGACCACGATCTGCAGCGCCCGCTGCCAGCGCCGCCAGGCCGTGGTGCGGTCGCAGCCGAAGCGCGCGCAGATATCGCGCCAGCGGTGGCGCTCGGCGCGCATCCACACGAGATGCCGTTCCTCTTCCTCCAGCCACAAGACCCAGCGCATGGTCTCGAGCATCCGCTCGACCGTCTCGGGTGCGGGCGGGAAGCGCCGGATCGGGGCCTCGGCGCCAAGCGTCTCCCACGGCATGCGCCGAATCGCCGGCCAGGTGTTGAAGTAGCCCTGCACCCGCACGGGCGGCAGGCGGTGCGCGGTGATGGCGGCCTCGCGGAAGCGCTCGGCCACTTGCTCGATGGTCCACTCAGGCATGGCGTGCCTCCCGGTCTCCATCCCGTTGTCCATAGAGCCGCTCGCCGATGCGGCGGATCATCTCGCGCTCCGTCCAGTGAAGCCGCTCATCGTCCAGGCCGACGACGAGCAGGCGCTGCTCGCGCCAGCCTTGGCGCTTGACGGCTTCCACGTCCATCGGCTCGGGCTGCAGGCGTGCCAGCGGGCCACGGTAGCGAGGGGTCGGGATGTGCATGTCAGACCTCCTGCGCCGCGTCGTGGCGCTCGATCGCCCAATGCAGCAAGGCCAGCGCATCGGCCTCGTTGTCGTCGGCGGGGCTGTGGCCGCGAGCGCGGGCGGCGGCCAGCATCTCGTCCTTGCGCGCGTTGCCACGGCCTGTGGCGTGCTTCTTGATCGTGCCCACCGGCACGCCCTGGTAGGGGATGCCGTGGTGCTCGCACCAGGCGGTGAGCGTGGCGAGAAACCCGCCGTAGGCGTGCGCGGCATCGACGCCGGCGTGTCGGCGCACTTCCTCGAAGTACAAAAACTGAATTTCAGAAACGGATTGCTGAATTTCAGAAATCCAGCGACGAAAGCGCAGGAAGCGCATGCCGCCGCCTTCGAAGCGCTGCGGGCGGAAGCTCTCCGCGCCGCTGGTGATATGGCCGCTGCGGTCGCGCAGCGCCCAGCCGGTGGTGGTGCCCAGGTCCAGGGCCAGGATCGTGGAGATCATCGGTTCATCCTTTCATCGGTGTCTGGTGACCGAAGGTGACCGCCGTGCCGTATATCGGCTCTCACGTGCGCGCGCGCACGTGTAGAGGAATTACCGGCAGGCCAGTCACCTTCGGTCACCCTTGGGGTTCAGTCGTCGCGGTATGGGAGCCGTGCGCCGTAGTCCTTGGGTTTGAGGGACAGCCCCGCCAGCCCCTTGGTACCCCCATGCAGCCGCGTGCGTTCGAAGCCACGGTTGGCCAGTTGCTGCGCGAGCCAGCGGCTCGTGCCCACGTACTCGCCCCTCCGGTCGGCCCACTCTTGCCAGCGCTGGAACACGTCGGCCACGGACACGCGGGCCTGCGGATGGCGCTGCGCTTCTTCGTCGAGAAAGTCACCGATCGCGTCCTCCTCGTCGAAATATTCGGCGGTGGCCGACATCACGCTGGCCGGGGGCTGCAGCCCCTCGCGCTGCCAGGTCAAACACCCCTCGACTGCCCAGGCCAGGATCCCGTCGCGCTCGGCCAGGAGCTTCTCGGTGAGCCGGCCATCGCGCTTGTCCGGCGGAATCGTCACCGTGAACGGGATCAGGTGCAGCCGGCGTTTCATCGCCTCGTCGATGTTGCGGATGGCGGGCTTGTGGTTGCCGACGATGACGGGCTTGAACTGCGGCGTGTAGGTGAAGAAGTCTTTGTGCATGAAGCGCGCGGCGATGCGGTCTCCGCCCGTGATGGCCTTGACCTTGGATTCGGCCCAGCGCCGCCCCTGCTCGGTTTCGATGGCGGAGACGAAGCGCGCCCCGCGCAGGCCCGCGAGGTCCGTCGGGTGGCGCTCATGGCGCGTCTCGACGAAAGTCTCCATCGAGGCGGTGGCCGCATAGTCGCCCAGGATCGTGGCCACGGTGTTGACGAACACGCTCTTGCCATTGGCGCCGGTGCCGTAGAGAAAGAACAGCGCATGCGCCGCCGTCGAGCCGGTGAGGCAGTAGCCGACCATGCGTTGCAGGTACGCTTGCAGTTCGGCATCGCCGCCGGTCACGTCGGCCAGGAAGGCCCGCCAACGCGGGCAGTCGCCGCGGGGCGTAGCGGCGGCGAGCTTGGTCATGCGGTCGGCGCGCTCGTGCGGGCGCAGCCGCCCGGTGCGCAGATCGACCACGCCGCCCGGCGTGTTCAGCAGCCAGGGATCGGCATCCCACTCTTCGGAAGTGGAGGCATGCCGCCGGTCGGTGCGGGCGAGTCGCTCCACGCCGCCCACCGTGCTGCTGGCGGCGAGCTTGGCCGCGAGCCGGTGGGAGTCGGCCTTGAGCGCGGCCTCGCGGCAGATCGCCCGGATGAGGTGGTGCACCAGCAGCGTCTCGTCGGCCTGCCAGCGCCGGCCGTCCCACACCAGCCACTTGCCCCAGGCGGCGCAGTAGCGCCAGTCTTCGCTGTAGCGGGCCGTGAAGGTCAGCGCCAGCGCGTCGTCGGTGGCCCAGACGGAAGGTTCCTGCGTGGGCTGCCCAAGTGCTGGCTTGATGCTCATCCGCGGGCCCGCGGCGATGAAGGCGGCGACGTCGAAGCCTTGGGCGACGGCGTCGGCCGCGTCCCACCCTTCGGGCTTGTCGTCGGGCGGCAGCAGCACGTCGCAGGAGGCGGCGCCGGCGGCCAGCGCGGCCTGCGCCGCGGCCATCGCGTAGTCCCAGCCGGGTTTGTCGCGGTCGGGCCAGATCAGCACGGCCTTGCCCGCCAGCGGCGTCCAGTCGGTCTTGTCCACCGGGGCGTTGGCGCCGTGCATCGCGGTGGTGGCCACGATCCCGAGCTCGATCAAGGCCTGGGCGCACTTCTCGCCCTCGACCAGCACGACCTGGGCGGCGTTGTGGATCCCCGGCTGGTTGTAGAGCGGCCGCGGCTCGGGCGGAGCCATCTTGCGGCGGCGCGCGTCCCAGGGCCGGAACTCCTTCTTGCGCCCGGG